TCCTTTTATATTGCATCCCTTCATCCAGTACTGCTGCTCTATGCTTATTCATAGTCGTAAGCCTTTTTTCAAAAGCTGTACCTATAGCATCTTTTGCAGGAGCTTTTAAAACTTTATCGGTTTCAATTACCCCATAACTAAGGCCTTGATCTTCTAGAGAGCTAGAGCCAAATTTTTGTGCATTGAGTGTAACACCAAGATTATCTGCCGCAAATTCTAAAACAGATTTACCTAACTTCCCATCAAATGAAAAGCCCGGTATATGCAGCACCTCATAAGATTTGTACATCTTACCTTTGTACTCATAGAACAATTCATTTTCATGATCTATAACCGTTACCAGATTTGAGTCCCAAAAGTTTAAAGCTATTTTGTTGCCAGATTCATCGGTCACAATACCAGCAAAAAAATTACCCCTTAATAATACGTTTGCAGCTATTTGGTGTTTAAAACCAAAAGCAGACTGGTGGTAGTTTGGTCTATTATTAAGTAATTTATGGACCGGGTGATCCTTAAGGTAGGAAACTGTATCGTCTGTTTTTTGAATGACAGCATGTGGAAGTATGGCAATAGAATTGGCAATCATGTCTATTCCACTGTAAAATGCGGAAAGCGTTAACGAGCTGCCTACATTTACTTTATTCGCAGATTGCGTTAAGCTACCGTAACCAAAACTAGGAAAGCCCTGAAGCAATGTTGGAGAGCTAACTACTGATCTTAACGCATTTTGAAAAACAGACATATTTCTTTTATCTGCTTCAAAAATACGGGAGCTATCTAATTAAAAACTCCAACAATGTTTCCTTTGTTGGAGTTTTTAAAATTGTGCTAACGTTGTATAAAAAACATTAAAACGTTTTTTTATACGGGTGTTAGCAACAAGGTGGCTCAGGTAGTGGTTGCCAATGCGTAACGTGTTTATATTTACCTTCTTTTTTATCTTCTCCAAATAGTGTATACGGAAATTCAAATCCTTCATCATAGTAGGCGTAGTCAACCGCTTCAAGTCTACTTCTGTACACTATACACATACTGTCATTAGGGGGCATCTTTTCTTTACACGCCACCCAGTTGCTAACAACGGGTATAGAAAATAATTTAACTATATCTTCTGCTATATCTTCAAATTTATCATCAAAAATAACCTTAGCTATTCCACCGTTTCTACTTATTTTACTGTAGTTTTTTAATAAAACCCTTAGTACTTTTTTTTGTATTTCCATTTTGTTTCGTTATTTAAATCCGTAAAATTACTTTCCATACCCAAATGCGTTAGCACTAACTAAGATTCTATATTATTTAAAATTTCATCTGCTAAAGAAACAAAGCCTTCAAACTCTGAATCTGTTGTATTATCTGGATGTGCTTGTAAACTCATTTTACAGCTTGTCATGCTCTTTTTAATGCTTGAAAGTCATCTAATGGCACTATTGCAAAATGTCCAGAGCGTATTATAAATTTTTCGCTCATTTCAAAAGTCCAAGTATTTTCTTTTAAGTCTCCTGTAAGTGATTCTCCAATTTGTGTTTTAAACATAATTCAATTTTATTAAGTTATTTTTAAATAGTTTTTTCTAATTACCGTCTCAAAACGATTTTGCATGTCCTGCAGATAAGTGTTCGATCTCAAGTAAGTAGAGCTACCAAATGCAGTGTCGATGACTTTCTCCATTTTCGGGAGAAGAACTTCAATAGTTTTTATCATTTCTTTTGCTTCTGCTCCATCTGCTTTTACATCCTCTAGATCTTCCATAAGACACATGAGGTGAGTCATGATCTTATGTGATTTAATGGCCATTTGCTTGCTGTGGTGTTTCATAATTTATGCTTCAAAATTTTCTTTTCATTTGAGAAGGGTTTTTTTAGTTTCATTTTCATAAACATTGCCTTTGACCTCCAAATGCTCACCAAAATATTCAACGAGTGAGGTTAAAAAACTTCCATCTTTTTTAAATGAAGCATCGATGCACCAGCTTAAAGTATCTTCGCACCAAACAACAGGCAAAAGACTTTCATTGTACCCTAAACTTAAATCCTCTTCATCAATAGGATAGTAATCGACAAGGTAGTCAGCTTCAAATATTTCAATTCCGTTTTTGTCTTTAAATCCAGTTGATTGCAATGGGATTATATCTTTTACCGAAAAATCATAGGCTAATGGTTTTCTATGACACATCTTTTTTAATGTTACATCCCAAAATCTAAATTTTATTTTTCTCATTTCTTTAGTTTTTCTTTTAGTATAAAAATGCAGACTGCAATTTCAAAGGCCATTAGAATTATTATAAGTAAAATTCTTATCCAGTGGTCGTTGATCCATTTGAGATCGAGTAGGGTAGAAGTCGCCAGTGGGAAAGCAAAAGTGAGCACTACTATTAATATAAATTTGAGGTCTTTTTTCATTTCTTGTTGTTTTTTCTATTATTCACATTGCTAAAACTTCTGTAACATGAGTATTTGTACTCCCCAAAAAATTCAAAGTATTGATCGTTTGCCCGGTTAAAGGCTTCAAGATTTGTTTTAGAGGTTTTTAGCATTTCAAAAAAGTAGTTGTAAAATCCTACGTTAGTGGCCAGCTTTTTAATTAGTTGATTTTCAGTTTCTAATTCAGAATGTGATTTCATTTGGATCGGCGTTATTGTATTGAGATTCGTTATTATCCTCTGGTGTCATGGTTCCTGCTAGAGCCATTACAGATGCAATGATGCCATCTATTCTTTTGGTCGATTTGTTTTTTGCATAGCGTATATTTTCGTTTGGATCTTGATAAGCTACGCAACCAGATATCATCCATTTTAAAATTGGATGGCCACCGTGTCTTATTTTTTCAGAATAAATAAGCGTTTCAAATTCTTTTGTTGGAAAAGAAAAGTGAGCTGTAGTCTGTGGAAATGGATGCATCTCTATTTCTCTAGCTGTTAGATTCTGTACCAGTTGAGTAGCTTGCCACGAATCGTATTCATACCATTTTGGGTGAAGCACATCCCAGCAAAACGCTACAATGCTTTGTAAATTCTCATAGTCAATTTGATTGCCTGGTGTCGCTTGAAGGATGGGCTGCTTTTCGAAAAAACTACTTACATCCTTGAAGCCTTTTAAATCGATATATTTTTTAAGGGTTTGATTTTTCCAAAATTTGTAGGGAACTCTATCTTCAGAAGATCTTTTTTCCACAGTATCCAATGGACAAAACAGCATAGGCAGTAAATCTCTTATCCCATCTTCGTCTGGATTACTTACAAAAACTATTGCAGATAAATCTATCGTTGAACTTAGGTCCAAGGCGCCGGCACATCCGTGTTCTAAAAAGTTTTTCATTCTTATTTTCCCTGAACATTTATCCCAGATATCTTCAGGAATTCTAACTTCAGCAGCATCTACCCACTTGTTAAGATGCTTTGTTTTAAAGTTTGGTATTTTACTAGATTGGTTAATTGCCTTTTTATACTCAGATTTTAGATGTGAAATAGATACAGATACATTTAAATTTGGATTTGCTTTTATCCAATTTGTTTCATCTTCCCAATCATCGTTATCATCTAGATCATGTATCATTATAAAAGTGTGATCGTCATCTTTTATCCCACTCAATATTTCTTTGTAAACATCTTCAGCTTCCTTGCAGGCAGATTGCATGTTGAATCCTGCAGTAGTAATTATATAAAGCAAAGGATTTTTTCTAGCACCCATTGCAGATTCCAAAACCTCTCTAATGCTGTCGTCCTTGTGAGCATGGTATTCATCTATAATGGCGAGTGAAGGGTTTAGTCCATCCTGTGATTTGGAGTCACCACCAAGAAATTTAAATTTACCCATGGCAGATGGATATCTTATTTCACGCTGTGTATTTTGCACGCCTCCAGATCTAAGTGCTATCGATTTTTTGACAAAGTCGTAAGCTTGTTGCCAAACTATTTTAGCTTGGTCTTCTTTGGTTGCTCCAGCGTATATTTCTGGTGAAGCTTCATCATCGAAGCACAAAAAATAAAGACCAACTCCAGCCAAAGTTGCTGTCTTACCATTTTTTCTGGCCACTTTTTCATAGACTGTTTTTATTCTTCTGTTACCAGACTGGTCCTTCGATCCCAAAATATTATAAAGAGTAAACTGCTGCCAAGGTTCTAGAGTAAATGACTCTTTAAGTTTTCCTTTTTCACCCTTGGTATGGATTAGAAATTCTTCAAAGAATTTAATAATATGCATCCCTGCAGCATGATCTATGTAAAAACCAGACTGATCACTTTCATCAATCCATTTGTAGAATCTACTAACAGCTTGCTTTATAGTTTTACCTACAACCAATTTTCCATCACGCACATCTTGTGCATATTGAAATGGAATAGAATTCAACATGTCGTTAGTAATCTGCATTTATGATTTTTTTAGTTTTCCAAATTCAGCAAATAAGTCTCCTTGGTTAGGATCTACAGAACTGTTTAGCTCCTTTTCCGATCTAGGATCTATTCCAAATTGTTTAAAGCATTGCATAATTGCTTTTTCAGCATCCCTTTTTATAGTCAATTCCACTGAAATATTTTCTGCTCCAGATATATATTTCTGTCTATAGCCAGATCCTTTCTTATATTTATTCTTAGATCTTATCTCTCTAACCGCCCATTCCCATTGTGAAAAGTTTTCTGCCATAAGCTCTAAAGCCGGTAAATGAATTCTTTTCAAAGATTCTGAGGAGATTAAAATTCTAGCAAACTTTTTAAAATGTTGCTTTGCAGAAGTGTCCAAATAAGATGGTGACTTAGGAATCTCTTTTACTAGTTCTGAAGCTTCTCCTTTGTGTACTGTTTTCATAACTAAAGGTTTAAGCCCCCCCCTCAAATATTAACTATTAGTAAAATTCTCGG